TGTGCAAACACAGACAATGTTGCTGACGCATGGTTCTCTCCTGCTGGTTATAACAGAGGACAGGTTCGTGGTGCAGTTAAACTTGCTTACAACCCAACTAAGGCGGAAAGAGATATTATCTACCCTGCTCGTATTAACCCAGTTATTACACAGCCAGGTCAAGGTACTGTACTTTTCGGTGACAAAACTGCTCTTACAAGACCTAGTGCATTCGACAGAATTAATGTTCGTAGATTGTTCCTTGTTCTTGAGAAAGCAATTGCAACCGCTGCTAAGTTCCAACTGTTTGAGTTTAACGATTCTTTCACACAGGCACAATTTAAGAACTTGGTAGAACCTTTCCTTAGAGATGTTCAAGGCAGAAGGGGTATTACAGACTTCTCAGTAGTTTGTGACGGCACCAATAACACTGGTGAAGTTATCGATAGAAATGAGTTTGTTGGTGATATCTTTATCAAACCTGCTCGTTCAATCAATTTCATAACACTGAACTTTATCGCCGTAAGAACTGGTGTCGAGTTTAGTGAGGTAGGAGGTTAATTATGAGTAGTATAGATAGATTTAAGGCGAATATCTCTGGTGGTGGTGCAAGAGCAAACCAATACATGGTTACTTTTGGTTCAGTTGCTGGTGCAATATTTGAACAAAAAACTCAGTTCTTGGTAAAGACTACACAGTTGCCAGGGCAGACTATCACAGAAATTCCTGTAAACTTTAGAGGAAGACAACTTTTCCTTGCTGGTGACAGGACTTTTGAAACATGGTCTACCACAGTGATTAACGATACTGACTTCCATATTAGAAACCAAATCGAAAGATGGATGAATAGTATTAATAATCTAGAAACCAATACAGGACTTAATGACCTTAGAGAATATAGTGCAGACTGTACTGTTACTCAGTTAGATAGAGATAACAGAATTCTAAGAGAATATAAATTGAAGTCTTGTTGGCCAACAGTTCTCGGCCCAATTGAACTGTCATATGACACAGTAAGTGATATTGAAACATTTGATATTACTTGGCGTTATATTGACTTTGAGATAGACCACCTAAACTAGTTTTACAAACCTACTAAATAGTTAGGTAAAATTAGGAGAACTATTATTATGGCTGAACTTTTTGGTTTCAGAATCACAAAAGCAAATCAGGGTGGGAGTAGTGATGGATTCACTGCTCCCTCTACTGATGACGGCACCCTTGACGTAGTATCGGGCGGTGGACATTATGCATCCATTCTTGATATGGATGGGCGTGACAGAAATGAAATAGATTTAATTAGACGATATCGTGATATTGCACAACAACCAGAGTGTGATAGTGCTATTGAAGATATTGCAAACGAATCTATTGTCTCCGATGAAAGAGGACAATCGGTGGCACTTAGTCTTGATAGACTAGACCTTTCCCCAAAAATCAAATCTAAAATTCGTGAAGAGTTTGATGAAGTTTTGCGTTTGCTTGACTTTGATTCAAAAGGACATGACATTTTTAGACGTTGGTATGTAGATGGACGTATCTATTATCATAAGATTATTGATACCAAGTCTCCTCGTAAGGGAATTAAAGAGGTTCGTTACATTGACCCTCGTAAGATTAAAAAGGTTAGAGAGACAAGAAAAGAACAAGACGGTAAATTGGGCATGGAAATGGTCAAAGGTGTTGAGGACTTCTATCTCTATAACGACAAAGGTTGGGAACAGAATACAGGAACATCTTCAGGTATTCGTATTACTGCCGATTCAATAACTTATTGTCCTTCAGGACTTGTAGATATGCATAAAGGTACAGTCCTTTCATATCTCAATAAAGCAATTAAACCTGTCAATCAGTTGCGTATGATTGAGGATGCGTTGGTTATCTATCGTATCTCTCGTGCGCCTGAAAGACGTATCTTCTACATTGACGTTGGTAACTTACCTAAAGTCAAAGCAGAGGCTTACCTCAAAGACGTAATGAATCGTTATCGAAACAAGTTGGTGTATGATGCACGAACTGGTGAAATTCGTGATGATAGAAATCATATGTCTATGTTGGAAGACTTCTGGTTGCCTCGTAGAGAAGGTGGTAGAGGTACAGAGATTACAACTTTGCCAGGCGGTTCAAACCTTGGTGAGATTGATGATATCAAATACTTCCAGAACAAACTGTATCGTTCATTGAATGTTCCTATCTCAAGATTGGAATCAGAATCACAGTTTTCTATTGGACGTTCTGATAACATCACAAGAGATGAGTTGAAGTTTACTAAGTTTGTGCAGAAAATTCGTAAGAAGTTTACTCTACTATTCTTAGATATGCTTCGTACACAACTTATCCTTAAAGGTGTAATCGCAGAAGACGAATGGCCGATGATTAAGGAACTCTTGCAGTTTAACTTTATGCAAGACGGACACTTCACAGAACTGAAGAATGCAGAAATTCTACAGAATCGTGTTGACATTCTTGGTCAGATTGAAAGTTATGTTGGTACATATTTCTCTAAAGAATATGTGAAGAAGAATGTACTAAGAATGTCTGATGAAGAGATTGAAGAAATAGATAAACAAATTAAAGACGAAAGTGGTAGTGAGATGGGCGCTCCAGAAGATGATGGAATGTTCGCTACTAATAATCCAGAATTAGGAGACAAATAATGGAAAACGTAAAAGACTTTGTAAGTTCAATTGCGTCTGGTGATAACCTTGCCGCAGAAACACATTTCAATAATGCACTTGCAATGAAGGTGGGTGACGCACTGGAAACTAAAAGACAAGATGTTGCGAAAACATTCGTTACACATCATATCCCAGAGGTAGAAGATAGTGAGTAAAACTCTCTCAGAGTTCAAACAGAACTTACCAGAGAAAGATGAGCATAAGAAATCTAAGGAGTACAAGAAGTTGTCTCCTAAGATGAAGGATGCTATTGACGCAATTTTCAAGGAAATGGATGCTAAACCTTCAGATTTCCTAAATACTTTTGATAAAACAATAAATAGTGTTTCTAAGAAGTTCAAAGTTCCGAATAAGGCACTTATGGACTATTTTGAAAAAGAACTATTGTCAATTTAGGAAGAATAACATGAAAATAATCGGAGCAGAAGAAGCACTTGCTACTAACGCAACTAGAGGAAAATCTCATACTGCACATTATGTATTCAATGCTGGTTCACTTGCAGCGGTAACAATTAGAAACGCTGATGATGATGGTGACACTGGTTCAGTTAGAATTAATGCAAACGCTGGTATGATTATCCATACAGATATTGGTGTCGGATTTCGTGGTGCAACAGATTTCAAAATCACCCCAATAGTATCAGCGGGGTTCTAGAAAAATGAAACTTATTGCAGAACAGATACAAGAAGTAGAATACATCACCGAAGCCAAAGAGGACGGTGGTAAGGATATGAAGATTCGTGGAATCTTCATGCAGGCAGACATGAAAAACCGTAATGGTCGTGTCTACCCTATGGGCGTACTTACTAAAGAAGTCGCTCGTTATAATAAAGAATTTGTTGCTGAAGGTCGTGCGTTTGGGGAACTGGGTCATCCAGAAGGCCCCACTGTCAATCTTGACAGGGTATCGCATATGATTACAAAACTGGAAGCTGATGGAAAGAACTTTATTGGTGAGGCGAAACTGCTCTCAACTCCAATGGGGGAAATTGCGAAAGCACTAATCAAGGATGGTGGAAAACTTGGTGTCTCTTCAAGAGGCATGGGGTCTATCGAATCTAAGAGTGGTGCTAATTATGTGAAAGATGATTTTTATCTTGCCACTGCGGCAGATATTGTTGCAGACCCATCTGCACCTCAAGCCTTTGTTGAAGGGATTATGGAAGGTAAAGAATGGATTTGGAACAACGGAATACTGAAAGAAGTTGATGTTGCCGAAATCAGGGATGAGATTAATGAGAATGTAAGACGCAAACAAAGTAATGTTTCCGCTCTTGCCTTCGCAAAATTCTTGTCAAAAATTTAATCATTATAAATATGTTGAGAAAACAAAAACTCAAGGAGAAACCCTATGTCAGAACTAGACAAAACCATTGAGGAATTGGAAGCAGAAATCAGTGCAGAGCTTGAAGAAGCAAAGCAACCAACTGATGGTGCCGCTAAAGCCGATACAATGGAAAAGCAAGAGGGTGAAGTTGAAGATTTGGGCAAGGCTGTGGATAAACCAGAGTCAGGCGAAAGTATTGGTAAGAAAGCTGCTGCAAAAGTTAAGAAAGCTGCAGAACCAAAACCTAATGCAACCAAAGAAGAAGCTGAACTCGCTGATGACGATGCAGAAGATATCGTTGAAGGCAAAATGAAGAAAGCAGATATGCTCGCTGCAATGTATTCCGAAATGGAAAAAATGAAAGCGACAGATTTGAAAGCATCTTACGACAAGATGATGAGTAAGGAATCAGAGCATGAAGAAGAGGCTGAAAAGGTCGATGAATCTACTCTTGACGATAGACTTGCATCAGTTGACGTATCAGAAGATGTGACTGCACTTACAGATGGTGAAGAACTATCTGAAGAGTTCAAAGAAAAGGCATCGACCATCTTTGAAGCTGCTGTCAAGTCTAAACTTCGTTCAGAAGTTGAAAGAATTGAAGAAGCAAAAGTGCAAGAAGTTGCTGAAGAAACAAACAGAATTCATACTGAGTTGACTGAAAAGGTTGACGCATATATGAACTATGTTGTAGAAGAATGGATGAAAGAAAATGAAATCGCAATCGAAAGAGGCCTTAAAGGTGAGATTGCAGAAGACTTCATTTCTGGATTGAAGAACCTTTTCACTGAACATTATATCGATGTTCCAGATGAGAAGTACGATATTCTGGGAACTCAATCTACAAAGATTGAAGAACTAGAAGCCAAACTGAATGAACAAATCGAGAAGTCTGCTTCACTGAAAAGTGAAAAAGATGTATTGGTAAGGGAATCAGTATTTGCAGAGGTTGCTTCGGACTTGGCTGACACTGAAGTCGAAAAGTTTAAGTCTCTTGCAGAAGATGTTGATTTTACAGATGAAGATGCCTTCAGAGGTAAACTTGATACGCTGAAGGAAAGTTATTTTCCAAAAGCAACAACTGTCGCTGAATCAGTGGATACTCCATCAGAAGATGCTGGTGAATCCTTCGATACAACTGGTGCTATGAGTGCTTATATGAGTGCGATTAGTAAAAATGTAAAGCGTGCAAAATAACGGTTAAATAATCGTTTTTTATAAATATTATTAGAAAACTCAATAAGGAGAAATACAAATGTTTCAAACAGAACATTTACAGGAAAAGTGGCAACCAGTCCTTGAACACAATGACCTACCAGAAATTGCTGATTCATATCGTAAGGCTGTAACTACTGTTATCCTAGAAAACCAAGAAAAAGCACTTAAAGAGGATAAAGGTTTCCTCGGAGAAAGTGTTCCAACTAACGCAACCGGCAGTGCCGTAGATAACTGGGATCCAATTTTGATTTCACTTGTCAGACGTGCTATGCCAAACTTGATTGCATACGATGTTGCTGGTGTACAACCAATGACAGGGCCAACTGGTCTTATCTTCGCAATGCGTTCAAGATACACTAACCAAGCTGGTACAGAGAATCAGTATGCAGAAGCAGACTCAGATTTCTCAGGTGCTGGTACACACGCTGGTACAAACCCTGCTGTTCTTAACGATGGTTCGCCAGGAACATATACTGGTGGTACTGGTATGACTACAGCCGCTGCTGAAGCACTTGGTGATTCTGCATCGAACTCTTTTGCTGAAATGTCTTTCTCAATTGAGAAGAACTCAGTAGAAGCAAAGTCTCGTGCTCTTAAGGCAGAGTACACAATGGAACTTGCACAAGACCTTAAGGCAATCCACGGTTTGGATGCTGAGACAGAACTTGCAAATATCCTTTCTTCTGAAATCTTGAATGAGATTAACAGAGAACTTATCAGAACAATCTATGTAACTGCAAAGCCAGGTGCTCAGATTGATACTGCAACATCAGGTATCTTTGATATGGATGTTGACTCAAATGGTCGTTGGTCAGTTGAGAAGTTCAAAGGACTTATGTTCCAACTTGAAAGAGATGCAAACGCAATCGCTCAAGAAACTCGTAGAGGAAAAGGTAACGTAATTATCTGTTCATCTGATGTTGCTTCTGCACTTCAAATGGCAGGTGTACTTGATTACACTCCTGCTCTTAACAACAACTTGAATGTTGACGATGCTGGTAATACTTTTGCTGGTGTTCTTAACGGACGCTTCAAGGTGTACATTGACCCATATTCAGCAAACCAAGCTGCAAAACAGTATTACACTGTTGGATATAAGGGTACATCACCATACGATGCTGGTCTTTTCTACTGCCCATACGTTCCATTGCAAATGGTTCGTGCAGTTGGTGAGAACACATTCCAACCTAAAATCGGTTTCAAGACTCGTTATGGTCTTACTGCAAACCCATTTGCTGGTGGTGCAACTGTCAGAAGTGGTGCTCTTACTGCTAACGACAACGTATACTACAGAAGAGTACAAGTTACTAACATCATGTAGTAATAAATTCTCATTGAATTTAGAAAGGGACACTTCGGTGTCCCTTTTTTTCGTTATAAATAGTATAAAGGAAGAATACTATGGTAGCAATAAATCCACTCACAAGACAACCAACAAATATAGACTTTGCAAGAACTACTCAGTTCAAGTTTAGTCTACTGAAGATTCCTAATGTAGAGTACTTTACTACTACTGCAAATATCCCTGGCATATCATTACAGGGGACGCAGATATTAATACTCCATTCAAATCAATTGCAATGATTGGTGATACTCTTGACTTTGAAGACCTTACAGTAGATTTTCTAGTAAATGAAGATTTATCAAACTACAGGGAAATTCACGATTGGATGACAGGGATTGGATTCCCAGAACAAAGACCACAGTTTACAACTGCATTATCAGAAAATACTGGTACTGCTGCTGGGGAAAATAATACAACTTCCCTATTGACAAGTGATGCAACTATGACTATATTGTCTAACAAGAACAATCCTATTCTTAGATGTAACTTTAGAAACTGTCACCCAAAGAGTTTATCTGCACTTTCGTTTAACTCTCAGTCTACGGACACAGAACAAATAACAGCAAGTGTAACCTTCAAATACGATTTATACGAATTTGAAGTTTTATAAATAACTATGAGCAGAAGATGGTTGACTTGAACAATCTTTTTCTGAATTCCCAAGTTGGAATAATATAGTAACGCAAGTTACAACCCACTCTGCTCAACTTTATTATTAGGATGTGAATACATAATGACACTAGAAGAACTACAGGCAATCGCCGAAAAAGACCTAAAGATTGATGACCTAGAACTTGCGTCTGAATCAACCAGAAACGCTGCACTACATCAAAAATATCTAACATATCTAAACCACTTCAAGGGACTTCTTATTACAAAGAAGAAAGACCTTAAGCGTCTGAAACTTGACAAGTGGGAATACTTTACAGGGAAGTCAGACCCTCAAGTATATAGAGATAACCCTTTCGATTATAAAATCCTGAAAGCAGACTTGCACATTTATCTTGATGCAGATGAAGACTTAGCAAAACAACAGGCGCTCGTGGAGTACTATGAGATGTGTGTTGATACTTGCGAAAGGTATATGAAAAACATCTCTGACAGACAATGGAATATCAAAAATGCAATTGCATGGAGAAAGTTTGAAAGTGGTGAAGTCTAAGGTCACTAAAAAGAATGAGGTCTACTTAACGGTAGACGCAGAACCTTCTACCGCTCGAGCACTATCAGACTTCTTTACATTTGAGGTGCCAGGCGCTAGGTTTATGCCTGCATATCGCAATCGTATTTGGGATGGAAAGATTCGATTATATTCTCCAGCGAATGGAGAATTGTATATGGGGTTACTACCCTACCTAGAAAAATGGTTAGAAGACTATGACGAACCATATGAAATAAGTGAGGAATTAAAAGATGAAAAAACAATCGATAGACCCATTCTGGACGGATTCATTCGCCAACTCAATATTCGAGCAAGAGGAAAATCTATTAAACCTCGTGACTATCAAGTGGATGCAGTGGAACACGCAATTAGAAACCATAGGGCTCTTCTTCTTAGTCCTACTGCTTCGGGCAAGTCACTCATAATTTATATATTAGTAAGGTATTATACTTTACGTCTTATAGATGAATTAAATGACAAGATACTTATACTTGTTCCCACAACATCACTAGTAGAACAGATGGCGTCTGACTTTATTGATTATGGATGGCAAGAGGCACACATTCAAAAAGTATACAGTGGACATGATAAGAATGTAACAAAGGATGTTGTTATATCAACATGGCAATCTCTATATAAGATGCCTACTAGTTATTTCAATCAGTTTGGTATGGTTGTTGGTGATGAAGCACATTTATTCAAAGCAAAGTCACTTACATCTATATTAACCAAAATGCATCAATGCAAGTACCGCTTTGGACTTACAGGGACGCTGGACGGTATGCAGACACATAGGTTAGTACTAGAGGGGTTATTTGGTACACTAAATAAAGTAGTAACTACTAAGAAGTTGATTGACGAAAAAACATTATCAGATTTCAATATTAAAGCTTTAGTCTTGACATATCCAGAAACAGAGTGTAAACTAGTTAAAGGTATGAGTTATCAAGATGAGATGGATTACATAGTTTCCCACACTGCTCGTAACGAGTTTATTCGTGACTTGACATTAAGACTAAAAAGTAATACACTAGTCTTGTTTCAGTATGTAGAGAAACATGGCAAAGTTCTTCACGAAATGATTAGTGGAGAAACTGATAGAAAAGTGTTCTTTGTATATGGTGGAACGGACACACAAACAAGAGAAGATATTCGTGCAATTACAGAACAAGAGAAAGACGCAATTATCATTGCCTCCTACGGCACTTTTAGTACTGGTATCAATATTCGCAATCTTCATAACATCATGTTCGCAAGTCCAAGTAAATCCAGAGTTCGTGCCTTGCAATCGATTGGCCGTGGATTGCGTAGGAGTGAAAGTAAGGATACCGCTACCCTCTTCGATATAGCAGATGATTTCACATATAAGTCTAAGAAGAATTTCACTATTAATCACTTTTTAGAACGAATAAATATATACAATGAAGAACAATTTAATTACCAAATCCAAAGGATAAAAATGAAATGACAGATGAGAAGATTACAAAGATTCTAAAACTGTCTAGTGGTGAAGAGATTATTGCCAGACTAATGGAAGAAACTCACCCCAAAACTTTTGCTATATCTCACCCTCTAAAATTATCTTGTGTTCCTAAAGCAACTAAACAAGGAATAGAAGAAGCGATATCTCTACAAAGATGGATACACTTTTCTGAGGATAATGTTTATGATATTCCTAAAACTCAAGTTCTTGTTATAACAGGAGCGTCTTTGGGATTAACTAAGTTCTATGAACATTGTATTAGTAGGATGGAAGTTGAAGATGACATCTCTCCCTATCCTACAGACCGCCAATTGAGGTCGATTGAGGAAGAAGAAGACTTATTTGATGACTTAGATGACTATAGAATCAGTTCTAAGTTGTTACACTAGTTATCTATATATCTATTCATTCTCAAACCCAGCATAGTAATAATACCCTGTTGTCAAGAGATTGTCAAGAAGTTTTTTGAAATAAATTTAATTATAATAAACTATTGACATCTGGCACAAGATATAGTATTATGTATGAATAGTTGGGAATATACCCATCAAACACTGTGGAAAGAATTATTATGAAACCAAAACAAAAACCACACTATGTCAACAATAAAGACTTTTTGGAGGCGATGAAAGAGTGGAAAGATAAGTGTAAGGACGCAGAGGAACTAGGTGACCCACAACCACCAGTGACTAACTACATCGGCGAGTGCTTCCTTAAAA